GATCAAGCGCCTGCGTGATTGGGTCGTCGGGATGGGCGCGCTTGTAATCGAGCAGCTTCATCTGATCGGCCACATCAGTCTGGTGATGCTTCTGCCATTGTTCTTCGCCGCGATCGAAGGCGGTTTGCTGCTCACGCTCTCTTGCCATTTGCGCCCCATAGGGGCCGGGGTGGCCAGCAGCTCCGGCCAACGCATCGGCCAAGACGCCGAGCCAGTTGACTCCGGGCTTTTTCGTCATGGTCGGCAAATTATCGGCCTGCATCGCAGGGAACGGCGTCATGTCCGGCGCACCAAGGTTCACCTGTGGCATATACTGGGGCGCGTTCGGATCGAACGGCTTGCGCTGCCCGAGCATCATCCGACTTTCTCCGGCGTGTAGTAGACGGTGGCATAGCCGTTAATCGGCGGCCCGAGCATCCATGATGGGGCCTCATCGGCCATGACTCCCCGGAACCGGCCCTCGGGAAGTTCGACGCCCAAGTCGTGGCGGTAAGTCCATTCGTAGAGCCCGTTATCGAGATCGACGATATTCTCCTTCAAGCGGCGATCCGAGGCGGCGGCACCGGCAGCTTGCGCGGCGGCGTTGAGCAACATTTCGCCATAATTAGGAGACGTTTTGGTCGTCTGCGTCCCGTAACCATTGGAAGCCTGACGAATGTTACCGTTGAGCGCACCAACGCCAATCCACGGTAGCTCGGCGGCGTTGTTCAAAAGCGACTGCGAACCGGCCATGAGGCCCGAGGCCTGCCCGACCGCGTTGACCTGGTTGGCCCGCTCCATCGCATAATTCTGGAAACGTGCCTGGTTCTCAGCATCGGCAATTTGCTTGGCGAGGATGCCGGCGTGCATCCCAGACCCATATCTTCCTGCCCCCTCGAACTGCCCGTTGACCGAGTTGGTGACATCGGCGCGGGTGAGGTCGAGCGCCTTCTGCAAATACGGATTGCCGTTGAGATTATCTCCGGCCAGCGTTGAGTTGACGACGCCCTGGGCACCCATGATGCCCTGCTCGGCCCCCGGCGCTACCTTGCCGTAGGTGTCCATTTGCATCCCGCTGTATTTATCGAGACTGGGCTGCTGCTGGTCGAATACCCGCTGCGACTGCTCCATGCCCTTCAAAATATACGGCTGCGCCGGCCCCCACGGGGTGTTCGTGGTTTTGGTCTTGCTGCCGCTAAGCCCCATGACCTAATTCCTTCCTGACTGTAAGCTGGAACGCCTCGTAACCGTAGGGCTTGAGCACCTTGGCCCAGCCCGGACGGCTTTCAACGGTCGAACCAATGCACCCTAAATCTCTGCCGTAGCGCTCGGCTTGCGGCCTCAATATCTCGACCACTTCGCGCATATCTCCCGCCGCAATCGTAACGTGAATATCCATTGCTCCCGTGGGATAGTGTTTAATCTCGGTCAGCAGCGCAGCATTCGCGGAGCGCCAGAACCTGACGTTGCCCTCTAAAATCTGGTCATCGAGCCAATCGAGCGTGTGATAGCGCTCGTCCATCACGGCCCCGAAGGCATTGCGGAACTTCAGATATCCCGCCCAATCAGGGACCATCATGGGATCTTCGCCGGCTGCCCACCGGACAGGATGTTACCGCCTTCGGTCCCGCCGATTTCCCCGCTTCCCGAGGGTTCAGTCACTGGCACTGCGTTATCGACCGTTCCTTGTTCTGAGATGTTCTGGGTGGGTCCGTCAGCCGGAACCTCAAGCGGAGCACCCATGTAGTTGGGCAGGTTGAACGTGGTTACCCCGTCGCCTGCGCCTTCAGTCTCTCCCAACAGCCGGAACAACTCGTTGAACTGGGCCCGCGAGACTTCCGAGCCATCACACAGAAGATGATTGGCGATTGCATTGCCGTTGGGTCGGGCCTTCAAGTCCCCAACGGTCAGATGACCCCCTGCTTGAGCCTTGAAGGTATTGGAAATCCGCCGGTTGAACTCGCCCTGATCGAACGCGCGATTGGGAATTGCCACATCCGCCGTCGTCTTCGTGCAGATGAACAGGAAGATGTCGCTCACTGGTAGGAACCGACCGCCAGATCAGGCGTCAGGCCCTGAGCATAGGTCCAGTCAGCCCCTTGCGCGAACTCCAGCGAAAACCGCGAATACCGCCCTCTTTCCCGAACCGGAATGTCACCATTGGGCCGCAAATCAATATAAGTGTTGTTGGCGATCGCATCCCCCAGACGATCGCGGGTCGAGACGGAAAGCGTGACCCCTGAAGTTGCATCGGTATCAGGTCGGACGAACCTCAGATTGGCATCACGACCCTTGGCCAGCTCGAAATCCGGTAGGGTCAAAGTGGCCTGCATCGGTGTGCCGGTAAGCGTCCCCAGAACCCTCGTGTCATCAATCACGTAGAACGCCGGATCGCCACCCAGATACTGTGCTGAGTCCATCGACGGGAGCCCGGCATAATCGAGATTGTCGTCATTGACTCCGATGGCAGGATCGGTTTCGTCCAGTGACAACGACCGAGTGACCCCGGAAAAGATGATCTGCGCCGCGAGTTCGATTACCGTCCACCGGTCGAGCAGCCAGTGGTAGTTAAATATCCGGTCGCCCATCGACCAGCAGAACACCTGGTTTCCGATGTCTACCGCCGCCGACATGTTCGACCAGTCAGCCCTCGAATATGAGCCGAGGAAGAAGCGATCGATCCGCTCCGACCCGATCGGTTTGAGCTGAGCCCCGTCCCACATCATGAAGCCATTGTCGGACAGGAAGCACCCGATCTGGCCGTGCTGGACTACTGAATGGGGTGAGACACAGCCAAAGTTGGTCGATATTTCGTTGATGACGAAGATTTCATTGCCACCGACATATTCCATCCGGGTAATTCTGTTGCGTTGAAGGATCAGGCCGGACTCGCCCCCGAACAGGCCGTTGATGTCACCCCCCGAGGGCATGATATTATAGTCGGACTGGTTCTGCCCGAACGTCCAATCCTCGGCGTTGTTGATAGCCGACCAACCAACGACATTGGCCTGTCCGTCCAGAACCCCGCCAACGAGGAAGTCTTTCACCACCGTTAGAACCCTGAACACCGGCGGACTGCCGCCCAGTGCCGAGACGATCCCGGTATCCAGTTCGATCTTCTGCATCGGGTTGGAATCGTTGGTCGCAATCGCCAGTCCACCGAACTGGGTAAATCTCCACCGTCCCGAAGTCGTGAAGCCCGTCGCCAGTGACGTAAACGCCCCCGCTGTCACTCTCAGCAGATCGGTCGCGGTCCCGGCGATGATGATGTTCTCGCCCTTGGGGGCAGTGAACGTTGCCCCGCCAAGGAAATCCGCCGGCCCCGCCGAAACCTGTTGAACGAACTGTCCCACCGGCCTGTAACCCCGCGCGCCGGGATAGACGTTGGTGGCTACCAACAGGCCGGGATTGGCAAACTCCGGCTGATCGGGAAGCCATTGACCGAACAGCAGCGGCTTCACGTCCGCCTCAGTCTCGGCGCTAATGGAGACGAGCCCCAGCGCCGGTTGGAAGCATCGACCCGCATCTGGTCAACGCCCTCGTCGAACAATGCCTTGAAGCCCGGCACCCGTTCGTCATTCCAGCCGAAGATGTTGGCTTCCAACAGAGCCCCGTAGAGATAGAGGTCGGGAGCCAGAGTGAGCAGCCAGTTGGTCGGATTGCCCGCCGTCAAAGCCGGGATACGGCGGATGTAGAGCATGGTAATCGAAGCGGCGGAATTGATGGGGGCAAAGGTGATCGCCCCATCGACAATCGCATACTTACGAGGATCGCCCGTGATTGTCTGGTCGGCGCTGGTGATCTGCGATGCCGAAACTTGTTCAAGCTCGAAGTTATTGCCGGTCGAAACCCCGACCATGCGTTTGAAGTCATCGGGCAGTTCGGTATATTGCCCGGTCCCCGTCGCGGTTGCCCGCTGCTCCATCTCCGGGTCATCCAGGAGACGATTGAGCTTGGCTTCCACCAGCAGGATGAACGTCGGAATCTGGGTCGTGTAGTTGGTGCGGTTAAGATACGCCTCAAGCGCCGCCACCAGATCGGGATAAGTCATCCCTGAAGGTGGGACGATGACCGGCATTTACTGGACCGAAACCAGGCGCTTGGCCTGCCGATACTGAAACTTCTGATGCTCGGCGATGAACCGCTTGAACTCGGCATCGTATTGATTGGTGTACATGAACTTTTCCCACGGGATGCCGCGCTCTTCGCAGAAGGCAATGCCCACGGTGATCGGGATTTCAGCGACGAGGCGTCCGAGCCCTTCGATCTCGCTCACCCCATCAACATTGGCCCGCGCGATGGCGTCGATCGTCGGCTCAACGTCCTCCGAGCGGCGGACAGCAACCGTCCCGTCGTGATCGACAGCGAACGTCTCGGTAACGCCCTGCGCCGTGTCTTTGTGAACGATCTTTGCCATGTGCCTCCGTGGAGGCGCGACGGCCTCAGTCTAAGTGTTTCCAAGTCTTTCGACGGCGGATGCTGCTGATGTGCGAATACGTCAGGTCATACTTGAGCCCGAGCGCCCGCAGGCTCTCCGTGCTAGCCCGAATGGCCCGAACATCACCCTCTGTAAGTTTCGCTGCGGGGTGCGCTGAACCCTTATGGCAAAAGGCATTCTTCATGCGGCCCTTCGCAACCATGTCCTTCATGTTGCTTGAGCGGGTGCCGTTAACGAGATGTCGTGGGTTCACGCAGGAGCGAACATCACAAGTGTGAAGCGTCTCGACCGGCAGAAAGCCGTTGGCGAGAAAGAATGAAAACCGATGTGCGCCCATCGCCTCGCCGAGGTCGGTTGAGCGGAACATCCCGTATTGATCTTTACCCTTCTTGAGCTTCCAGTGCCAGCAGTCGTCAGGGCCAGCTTTCTCCACCTTCGCCCAGAACCGAACCGCATCTGGGACGCGCTTGTAAACTGGGTCGTCAGTCGTGCCGTGCGCAATCATGCGCTTGTGGTGCTTATTGCACATCCCATGAACATGGCTGGCAACAGCATTACGACACATTGCAACAGAGCACCGCTGGCGCATTCCACCCTCCAATGACGGAGAGCATCCTGCACCAGCGGTGTGGTTAAGTCAATTGACTACGTAAGATCGGCAACAACGGCTGAAGAGGCCTCTTGACGAGCTACAAGTGTGTATTCTCTCAATATCACACCCTTCTCTGCATCCCCCGTCTTCGCAAGATCAAGCGCCTGGAACGGACGCAGATTGCCGACCGCCCAGTATTCCGGATCGAGCACGAAAATCTCGCGATCCGCCGTCGTCTGTGCGCCACGCATGAAGCGATCGATGACCATCTTCACCGTGCCGAAATCACCCTCGTAGACCTGAATGGTCGCGGAGAGCTTCTTGTCTTCGACCGAATAGAACTTGGTCGCACCACCGGTGAAGGTGGAAATGACCGCGCGCTGTTTCGGCCCGCACAGGATCATCGTGGGCTTGCCACCCTGAACCCATGAGGTCTGCATGCCGGCGACCATCAGGGCCTCGGTAAGAGCCCGCTGAGTGCCATCGGTTGCCGCCGCCGACGTGGTTCCGTTGGCGCCGGTGGCACCTCGGGATGCGTTGGTCGTGATCCAGCCGCACAATGGGCGAAGCTGGGGAGCAGTGGTCGAGTTGCCCGTGACCGGAGCCTGGTTGGAGAGCAAGACGAACTCGCAATCCCGCTTCAGCTCGGCCCGCTTGTTGGCCATCTGGCGGACGAGTTCCGAGTTACGACCCGCCTTGTCCACGGCTTCCTGCGTGCCCGAGATAATCACTTCCTTACGCGAGATTTGCGTGCGGTTGTTGACCCGGGTGGTCAGGATTGCCGAGCCGAAGGTGACATCGTCGCCCTGAAGCTGGGCATTCGCCGCAGCAGCACTGAGCGTTTCCGTCTGCCATTCGGTCAGGGTCGCGGTAATCTTCACCGCGTCCGTCATCGTCTGGAAGGGAATATCGACCGGCGAGATGTTGTAGATCTTGTCGAGCAGGTCTTCCCGGTTGCCGACCGCCGAAAAGGTCAGCAGGGTGTTGGTGATAATAGCCATTACGCTATTCCTCTTGAAGCAGTGAGTTGACTACGAAATCGACGCGCTGGTCACGGTTCGCACCGGGCTTGAGCCGCGTCGTCGAGGAGCGCGATGAACCTGCTGCATCCGAGGTCAGAGGCTTGACCGAGGATTTGGGAACGACCTTCTTGGCGGACAGACCCTTCTGGGCCTTTTCGAGTGCCATGCCCTTACGGGCGTAATGGGCCAGCATCAGAGCGCGATCATCGACCGCCTCATTGATCTCGTCAGGCGTGAACCCGAGTTCCCGAAGGGTCGAAATGCTGTCCGACGCAAACTGGGAGAATTTCTCCTCCGTCGCCAGTTCCGGCATCACTTCGATGATCTTGTTTGCTGACAGGTTCAGGCGTTGCTCGCGCTCAGCCTGTTCCACTACCTTGGCCTGTTCGGCCCGCTCGCCTTCGATCCGAGTAACTTCCGCCCGGTGCTGCTCAATCAACTTCAGCCGCTCCTGAACGGCATCGCTGTATTGAACGAACGTCGCGGGGTCCTCCTGCTTGAGGCGGTCCCAGTCAATCTGACGGGCTTCCGCAAGCACGGGGTCAAGTGCCTCGAACGTGTCGATCTTTGCTTTCAGTTCATTCGCATAGTGGAGCTTTACGTCCTGTTCCAAGGTCGCCTTTTGGGTTTCCAGGGCTCGGCGTTCGTCTGCCACTGCCATCGTCTTGGCTTTGTAATCCTCGGTTCGACTGTAGCCCTTCTGAAGTTCGGACAGCGGCACCTCGATTTCCTCGCCGTTGACCTTGATCTTGTAGATCGGGTCATCAGCAGGCGGGGCTTCGTCTTCGTCGTCTGGGGGAGTGTCGCCGGGGTCCTCGTCCGGTTCGATGGGGTCGGTCGCGCTTTCCTCGGGTTTCGGGTCCTCTTCAGGTTGGCCGGCTGCCTCGGTATCTTTGACCAGTTCCGCTGCAATCTCATCGGCTGCATCGGGTGGGGGTGATCCGCCTGCGATTTCAGAAATGACATCTTCCATCGACGCGGTTGCATCAACGGGTCCCGCAAGCGGGGTCGCCGTAGAATCTTGCATGTGAATATCCTTGGGTTAGAAGTGCTTAAGTCCGCGCGCGGCGCGTCGGGCCTCGATCTGGGCCTGAAACTCTTCCGGCGATAAGCCCGAGGCCAATTGCCGGTCGTGCATTCCGTGCATCATGAACTGCGACAGGAAGCCGCCCATCCCGCCCTGGTTGGCCATGTTCTGAAGACGCGGGAACAGTCCAGGCGACAGCGGTTGCGGGGCCTGTTGCTGCAAGGGTTGAGGGGTCAGCGCCTGGTTCTGCTGTGGCGGCTGCATTCCGTTCAAAGCGGTTGCGATATGCGATCCAAAACCTGTTCCACCCATCGGGGTAAACGGCTGCGGTGTTGGGTTCATCCCCGGCTGTTGCGTGTGGTCATACGGCCCATGCTGCAATCTGGTCGCTGAGAGTCCCATGTTACGGCCTCACTGCTCGGCGCGCTTCGACCAAGCCGTTGTCGATCACGCCTTTCAGCGTTTCCCGAACACGGCGGCTTGCTTTCAGCGCATGGTAAGCCATCTCGCGGTTCTCGTGGTCGCCCATACCCGTGGATGCCCATGCGGTGATTGCTGCGGTTTCGATGCCGTCCAGAACCTCGACCAGCAGCGGGTCTTCCATCAGACGCTTGGCGTGTTCCGCGCGGGCCGTGGCGTCGGTCATCTCTTGCGCCTTGACCAGCGATCGAGAGCTAACCCAACGATGTTGGGAAGCATCATCATCAGACCCAAAGCGAATGTAAGAATTACGGCGTCCAAAGTGCTCATTGCGGCATATCCGGCGGCATCATGCCCATATCCATGTTATCACCCTGCGGCATGGGTTCGTTTACGGGCTCGTAAGGCGGTTCTGGCATCGGAGGCTCCATTTCCTCCGGCATCGGCTCCTGCGGCTCCTGTGGGGCCTCTACGGGCGCTTCCTGAGCCATTCCGTTCATCCCTCCCGCGTGCAGTTCAGGCGGTGCGTTCAAACCGGCGATCAGCAGATCTTTCTCGGCGTTGATGTGGGCGATCTCGATCTTGGTTTCGCTGTCGAGCTGGGCCTTCTTCATCTCCAGCTCGGATTCGGCCTGGAACTTCATCACGTCGGCCTGCATCTGCTGGTCCTGAGCGGCTTGCGCTGGATCAGGCTGCTGTTGTTCCGGAGGCTGTCCCTCTTTCGGTGCTGGATCGTTGAAATACCGCTCAACGCCCTTGAGCCCGAGGTTTTCAGTCAATCGTTTCGCGGACTCGTAAACATTCTCCCACTTGACCAGTGGGCCATCCATTCCGCCCTGCGCCTGAGCGATCTGGCTTTGCACCTCCATCAGGTTGGTAAGATGCGCGGCCATCTGTTCCTTGTTGCCGGTGCCCAGCCCGACGGCCACGCTCATGTCGTAGCCTTCCTTCCAGTCCTTCGGGTCCATCTCGACCCACTCACCCCTCAGGCGAATGATTTCCTTCTTGTCGAGATGCCGGCAAACCAGACCCAGCAGCTTCTTGAAGATCGCTTTCATGCCCTCCGCGAGGTGACGGGCAATCAGTTCCTGGCGTTGGGTCGAAGCGTTCTGAATGATCGAGATGCCGGTCGCCGTCTTGTTCAGGCTGTCGGCGTCCATTCCCTGGTTGTAGCGGGTCGAACCCGTCCGTTGCTCGCGAATGGAAGCGATCTGCTCCATCATCGCCAGCGAGTTGGTAATTACCCCTTCGCCACCCGTCTCGATCTCGCGCACCATGCCGGGCTGTTTGACCCGGACAAAACCACCAACCTCCGGGTTCAGCAGATCCTCGAAATTGACCTGCCCCTCGACCACCTCCCGCTGCGGACGGTTGGCGAGATACAGAGCGTTAAGCGTCTCCCGAAGGATCGCTGTCCCCTGCATCTGAAGATCGCGAACCAGATCGTAAATCGACATCCCAACCAGCTTGTGGGGGACCGGAATAGGCGTCCAGCAGCAATAAGGATGATCGTCGGCCTCCTCATTCAGGAGAATATCGTTGCCGTTGGCGCCGATGAATACCTTGCGCCAGCCTAGCGTCCCGTTGCCGTCATAATCACAACGAATGTAGCACTCATCCACCGTGACCAGACGAGCCAGATCGTCGTCATTGTCGCCGTCGTCGCGGCGATCTTCGTAATCGAACCGGTCATCCGCGTCCTGGTCGTTTCGGTCACCCGACTTCAGCGCCTTCACCTTGGCCTTGGGCAGGCCCATCGCGATCCAGTCACCCACCGGCTTGGTTCCACGATGAGCGAAGAACCGGCCCTCATCCAATGACGCTAACCGATGCTCGAACAGGAACTCGTCCGGAGCCACGATATAGACCCGGAACATCGGGCGTTCCTCGGTATGCGAGCAGCGGACCTCGAACGTCCCATCCTCAGCCTGGGTTACGTCCCCGACAATCTCATGTGAATCATCTGCCGACAGCGCCAGCACCTGAAGCTCGTCCAGTCCCTTGTAGGTCTCCAGACACTCATCCGCGACAGTCTCGTAAACGACCTTCGCTATGCCCAACCGGTAGAGCAGCCCGTCCTTGGTGTAGTCATAGACCACCCGAACAGCGTCATTGTGGTTCTGGAACAGGTAATTGATGTATTCGGTCGCCTGCTTGGCGGGTTCCTCGTCCTCCGGTCCCGTAGGCTCGAACCGGACCATCTCGTCACCGGCGATGAACGGCTTGACCAGCCCCGGAAGCATCGACTCGATCGCTTCCAATAGGTCACGGGAGACAACCGTCGATAAGCCGTCACCCGAGTTACCGTAGAGCGAGAGGTTGTCGCCCCGGTAGAACTGGAGCGCTTCTCTCCGGTCCTTCGAGCGCACGTCATCAAGGTGTTTGAGCGAGGCATCCCTACGGCGACCGATCAAGTCCCCAAGATCGGCCTCGCTCATTTTGGGCATTTAGGCTGCCTTGGCTTTCTGCTTCTGCTGCGGCGCCGGGGTGATGTTGGTGATCTTGCCGCCACCCGATTTGCCCAGCGCTATTTCAGCCGCAGCGTTGCCGGTCGCTGCCTCCACATCTTCATAACGAATGGCGCCGCTGTCACTCGTGAACTGGACACGGTAAGTCTGCACGCCACTGTCCGGCCAGCCGCCGAAAGTCTTGCGAGCTTCCTCCGTGTCCTTCTGGAGTTGCGCCGCCCACGCGGCAATTTCTTCAGGGGAACGAATCATGCGCCAAGGTCCTTGATGTCGGCCTTCGCCAGCTTCCTGGTCACTTCGGCGTTGGCCTCGGTTCCCAGGGTGTTGACGAGGTGGCTGTCGTTATCCGCATTGGCCATCATCGCCGCTGCGTCACGCTCACCGCCGAGGCTGTTGGCGTCCGGGTCCGATGAGGGCGTAACCCCACGGATCGACACGCCATCATAACCATGAGCGTCGAGCGCCTGCTTCACCGCGTCGTCACCCGACTCCGCCGTGAAATAGCGAACGTTGAGGCCCTTCTTCAGACCGTGCCCTTCGACATCGGTGTGGAGCTGCACGCTATACTCGATCGCCTTCTTCTTCGCGGCTTCCTCAGGGCTACCCTTGCCGCCTTCCAAAGCGGATTTGGGGCCACGCCCGCCGTCGTTGGTCTTGTCGGTGCGGGCCGTCAGTTCTTCCCGGCGATGCACCGCCTCTGCGTCTTCCTTGCCGCCGCGAACGACGGATTCCTTACCATTGGTCATGGCTGTCTTCCTTCCATTACGCCCCATCCACTCAAACCACCCGGATTCGGGTCTTGATCGGGGCTCCCCACCCCTGTTCATCCGGCGCTTCGTGCGAGATGCACATCAGTCCGAAAGCATCGGCCCCGTGAGAGGCCCAATCGTGTTCAGGTCCGAGGCCGATTTGCCGGACCTCATCCTTGCGCTCGTGATAGGCTCCCAGTGCATCCAGACCCGGTTGCGTCGTTGGCTGGTTGAACCAGATGTTCGGGAACTTGCGCCGGCCAGCTTCAATCCGTTTGAGCGCTGCGCCTTTGCCTTGATTGGGAATGACCACGACCTCGAAGCCTGCACCCTTCAGCGCTGACTCGTAGGTCACGTCATAAACTGCGTCGTGCTTCACCCCGTCGTGCGGGAGGATGCACTGGGCCTTGCCGTAGCCGTGTTCCCGTAACCAGTTGACATGCGTTGCGAGCGGCTGACCAACCGCCTCGTAATAATCCAGCACGAGGATACGCGGCCCGACATATTGGGCAATCCAGATCGCAACCGCATCTGCCCTCGATCCTGTCCCGCCGATGTCGAAGATGGCCCGATAGGTCATCAATGGGTCGGCGCTGACTTGTGTCAGTCTCCCCGCAGCCTTCGCCTCGGTCAGTTGGGTTGCGTAATAGGCACCCGAGAAAATGCTGACGTAATCGCCTTCCCAGATGTGCTGATACTGATCCGGATAGACCTCCAGGTCGTGCAGCCGTTCCTGCTCAAGCTTGCTCGGGAAGAACTTGTTGTCCTTCCAGTTGGACTCGACCACCACGGCACCCGGTGGCAGCTTCTCACCCCGCAGGAACTTGTCGATCGCGTCCGTCTTCTTGCGCGGGTTCCAGCTTGCCCAGATTTGCGACCCTTCCTTGCGGATCGTCGGGCGAAGCAACATCAGGCTTCTGTCTGAAAGCGTCTGGGCTTCCTCGATCCAGGCGCGGTCGAAACCCTCCAGTGATTTGATGCTCTCGGCGTTGTAGTCGTTCATCCCCCGGAAAATGATCTGGCCCCCTCCAGGCGTTTCGATCATCTCGCGCTGGACGTTGAAACTCGCCCCCACGCCCAACTGCTGGATCTTGTCCTCGATCAGCAGTTTGGCGGAGTCCTTGAGGTCCTTCTGGACTTCGCGGACGCATACCGACCTAAGCCCCGGTATCGCATAATGCTCTTCGACCATAAGCTCGGCGAAGAAATGCGACTTGCCCGAACTGCGCCCGCCATGTGCACCCTTGTATGGTGCGGGATCGAGCAGCGGCCAGAATACGTCCAGCGTTGGTATATCAAGGCTCGACACGAATGCGCCTGATCTCGGTTACAACGGGGTTATTGGGATCCCCCGCCACTGTAATCGCCACCAGCTTCGGATAAATCGTTGACCAGAATGCGCGTTCGTTAGCGGGATCAGCCTTCGCCCACGTCACCATGCGATCCACACCGCCAAGCTGTTCGGCGGCTTGAGCAATGGCTGTCTTGGCTTCCAGCGTAACCTTGTTCTTCGAGCCTTTCGGGCGCCCTTTGCCCGCGTTGGTCAGGTTCGCGGGGACGGTCACTAGTTGACCTCTATTTTACTGAACAGGACGTAATCGTAGAGACGCCACCGGAGCAACAACACCTCGGCCCAGTAAAGTTTGTCAGGCCGCTTCCCTTGCTCCCTCAACCTAAAGTCCCGCATAACCAAAGGAAGAAGGATGTGCTGAGCGAACCAGTGTTTCATGTTTCACTCCTCGCGGGTCCAGTTACGGGTCGCCGCTAGTTCCAGTTTGCGTTTGTCTTGGGTTGGTCAGTCCAAGTGCCTGTGTTTGCTGGTGTCTCTGTGAATGCCGATTGACTTATGCTGCTGTCTGTCCAGCTTGTGTTGGCCAGGTTGTCGTTCACGAATGTCGCATCAGCCGGTGGGTGGACCGTCCAGATGTCGATGTTGGCGCTCAGTGAGCCTACCGAGACACCAATGGATTGCCCTGTGAGTGCGGCGGTTACGTCAGCGGCTATAAAGGCGGTGACAGTGCCCCGCGCGATTGCGAGAACGCTGCCCGAGAGAGCGAGATTGAATACTGGAGCAGTGTTGCCTTGAGTGACGGAAAGTGGCTGACCCGTAAGAGCCGCGCCGGCCCCCGCTGAAACCGTGCCCCGAGCAACCGCGACAGACTGCCCCGTGACCGCTAAACTTGTGGTGGCGAGCAATGCCCCTCGGGCAACCGCCGCACTCTGCCCTATAAGCGCGAGACTCAACACACCAGTCACCGAACCGCGCACTGCGGTCAGAGCCTGCCCAGAGAGCGCCAGCGCCGACTGGGCGGCGATTGTCCCTGCGGCTGCCGTATTCGCTTGTCCGATAAGCGCCTTGTCCGTCGCGTTCAGGACTGTGCCACGAGCGACACTCAGGCTTTGCCCGGTGATGGCTGCGGTTACATCGCCGCCAATCGCCACGACGCTACCACAAGCTACCGATAGAACCTGGCTCGTCAATGCCAGCGTGAGATTGGCGGTCGTGTTACCTTGCGCTGCTGTTGCGCTTTGTCCTGTTACAGCAAGTGAAGTCTGGCCGGAGACTAAGCCAGCGGATGCCGTGGTTCCTTGGCCGGTAAGCGCCTTGCCTGTAGTGAGTGCAAGTGTTCCGCCGGCTACGCTTAGAGTCTGTCCGGTAAGAGCTAGTGTTACATCGAACGAAAGTAGGAATTGCGCCTCCATCTGGGCGCCGATGTTATGAAAGGAACTGTCGAAATAGAGTGTTGCGCTGTTGGTCGTCGTGTAGGCCGGTGATGCCTGGGCAATGGCCAATGTCGGCCCCAGGCCCATGCCGAGGCTGGTCCCTGTCCGCCAAATCCATGCGTAGCCGTTATCTGAGCCAACCGCAGTCGCGGCCCCGCTTAGCTGATAATACCAAAGCGCGCCTGATGGGACGTAAATCCATGCAAAATCTATCGAGGCGTCGGTATCGTCGGTCAGCGGATCGGAATTGACACCCGCACCATAAGCGTTGGTCGTCTCGATCGTTTTCCGCAGACGAAGAACGAAATCTCCGGTAACGCCAACCGAAGAAACAGCGGACGCATCCCATGCCGCTGCGCCACCGCTGATCTTCGTGATGAGGTAGGTCGAACTGTCCTCGTCCTCAACGAGCGTATTGTTGTTGTTGGTGATCGCAATGCCGGTGGAGAGCGTCCCGGTGTAGCTATTTGACCTTAAGCAACTCCCATTCCACGCCCACTTGTTCCAACTGTCCCGGCCATAAACGCCTAGCTGGGTGTAGAACTGGTAGCCGTAGCGGTTGAACCCCGTGTTATTCTGCGTTCCCTGTGCGCCTTGGTTTGCTGGAGCACAAAACCCGCCGCCATTGAAGTTGCCAGTGCGCCAATAGCTGAAGGCCATATCGGCCTCAGATGTCGCACACTACGTAATGATGATGCGAAGCCGCATTGGTCGCGTCGTGAATGACCCCCACCGCAAGCTGCTGGCCGATGGTGATCCCCCGAGGGAATGTCCAGATGACTCCGACACCGATGGTTGCGGGAAGGCCGATCGACCGGAACTTGGTAGTTGCCTCGGTTGGCTCAACTGAAAACGCGACGGCCTGATCGACCAGCTTAATACCAGCGAGCGCTTCGTCCCCGATATCCTCGGCAATGAGCGCCGTTGGTGTCGTGCG